AGAAAACCAAGACAGAAAGTGTTTGAAACTGTTTTATCATGTTTAGAAGAAAACAAAAATATTAAAAGCACAGTTGATATGGCAAATAATTTTATGAAAATGGAAGGTGGAAAAGTTATTGCAGATATATGTATTAAAGCACAATATGGTGCAAAGAGGGAATTTTATGTGATCAATATCGGTGCAAAAGCTTTGGCAAGATGTGCAGAGAATTTTTTTAAAAAAATAAGTGAGAATTCACCAAATGAAGCAATATCTGTACCAGGTGATGAAAAAATAATAAAAATGCAAAAAATGTTAGATAGGATATATAATAATGTACCAAATGATGATAATTATAAAATTTGTTATGTTAATGGAGATTGTACAAAATGGTCTGCTGCAGAAACAATGGCATCATTCTTGTCAATGTGTGAAGGATTCAAGTCATTTATATCTCAAAATATGTATAAACTACTCATTGCAACATTTAATGCATGGAGTGAAAAGGAAATACAAATTCCAATAGATATAATAAATAAAGTAATAGTACCAAAAAATAAAGATAATAAAAATTATGAAGAATTAAAATATTTATTAAGTGATCATACAAAAACAACAGGAATGATAAAAAGCACTCAAAATTTTTTGCAAGGTATGTTTAATTATGCATCATCATATAAAGCTGTATGTTGTATAAACTACACATGGTATATATGGACAAGAATTTATCCAAATACAAAACTTATATTAGAACATATGGAACATTCTGACGATTATGTTCTTGTAATATTATATACAGATACTAATGAAGTTGAAAAATTTAGAATATTACAAAAAATGATAATGAGATTACATGGTTATAATGATAGTGATAGAAAAACAAATTGTCAATTTGTATTTATGGAATTTGTGTCCCAAATATCTTTTAATGGTGTGATGTTATACCCACAAATAAAAAAAGCCAAAGAAGTTAACACAAATTTACCATGTACTGGTTATAAAATGGATATGGATGCTGCATTATCAAGAGTAGGGGAGTGTATGAGAGTTGGTTGTAATCAGTCTTTCCTTTATTTTTTTCAAAGATTACATGTTTATTGTGTTGCGAATGCATACTCAGTTTTACCTGGTATGTATAATGCAATATCAAAGGATTATAATACATTATTTAAAACACCAATTGAAATGTTTGGGTTACC